GCTCTTAGTTTTGCAAGATCGTCACCAGTAATTTTGCCGTCCTTGTTCATGTCAATTTTCTTCTGCTTTGCAGTAAGTTCTTCAGTTGTGTGATAACCTTTACCTTCGCAATGGTCACAACCTTTACCTTCACATTGAGGACATTCAGTCTTTTCTTCGTTTTTGGGCTCCTCACCCTTTTCTTTTTTCGCAATTGCGATTGCAGCCTGTTGAGCAGGAGAGACTGCCTCAAGGACTGCACTTTCCAAACTATCTGGTTTGGTTTTTAGATACTTACCCATTTGGTTTCTCCTGTGCGTTAAGTTTGTTAATAGTTTCTTGTGCCTTTGCGATTTGCAACTGCAATTGTGCAATGCGAGTTTTCTTTTTATCATCTCGCATTTGGTCTACAGCTTTCGCCGTATCTGGTTTCTGAGGTTCTTCTTCCTCATTTAGTTTGTTGATGATAGAAACAATCGCAGCATCTAGTTTCTTCATATCAGCAGGACTTGCACCCTTCTTCTTTGCCATTCCTAAAACTGCCATTCTTTCACGATCTTGTGTGCGAGATGAGTGTCCTTGTTTCTTAACACGTTTCTCAAACTCTTTTGCGAGATCATCAACCATACCTTCATCTAGTTTACCGCCGGCATCTGTGAATGCAGCGATTGCCATGTTCTTCTTCTCTTCATCAGATTTACCATCAAACTGTGGTGCGTCTGATTTCTTAAAGTCAGTAATCCATGCACCCAAACCATCAGAGACTTTTAGTTTCTCTTCAAGTTCGACTTCTTCTTTTTGAACATCAAAGTGTGTAGATGGAACTGCAACCAAATTAGAATCACCAAATGCTTTTGCTGACTTCTTCAATGCCTGTGGAATATTGTTTGCCTTTACAGATACACTATCACCCTTTTTTAACTTGTTTACTGGTTTTACAACCGTAACTTTCCAAGTTGCCATTGCCTCTTCAAGTTCGACTTCTTCTCTGATAGAAACACTGAACATCTTTTCTGCAGCCGCTTTACCAACTGCACCTTTAACCATGTCAATAATCTTATCTCTTGGTTCTGTATCCAAATCGTCAACAAACTTAACGAGTTCTTTGACTTTACCAGTTTTCATCATTGCCGCAGCTTTCATGAAATCTTTCTTGTCGATACCACCACTTTTTACAGCATATCTTGCAAGGTCTTTTGCCGCAATCTGTAGTTCGCCAAAAGCACCCTCTTCCAAGTCCACAGACTCTTTATACATGTTCAACTCATACTTACCGTTGTCCATGCCATAGACTTGAACTTGGATTGCTTTCTTACCGTCTTTACCTAATAGACGATATGAGTTAGTCTTACCTTTAGATGGTTTGCGAGGGCCTGATGCAACCTTGTCATCAATCTCTTTAGGGTCAACTTCGATACCAAACTTCTTCTTTGCAAAATCATATGCATGTTTCATCGCAGATGAAAAGTCTTTGTGGTATAGTTCGTAACCAGTAGAAGACTTACCTTCTTCTAGTTCGACTTCTTCTTTTTGATCTTGCACGTTTGCGTGGTCGATATTTGCATGAAGAGACTTCATCTTTTCGTGTGTGCCAGATAACTTGTTCTGCATCCATTCTGGGAACTCACCGCCCCCTTGAATATGTTGCATGATTTCATCTGCCGCATATTTGATGAACTCTAGTTGATCTGTTGCCATACCACCTTCATCTGGTGATGCCGGCTCATCATTCTCTTCGTTCTGTCTTTTAAGAACTGCCGCAACCTGTTTGTGGTTAGACAATCCCTTTTTGATTTTCTCAATGGCATTAACTGCACCTGTCATGTTACCACCTTTGTAACGTGGATCAGAAGCAATACCAATTGCCATTTTGATTTCTTTTGGCGAAAACCCTTCACGAATGTTGGAAAGAATTTCGCTCATTGTGTTTGAGTATCTAGTCATAATTGTTTTCCTGTATCTGTAGTAACAGATTTCCTTTTCCTTTAATTAATCTATGATATTCCATCTTCGGAATATGGTATTCTCTACCTTCTTCTAATGTTTCGGGCAGAGAGTTGTCCATCTGTAACTTCCAACCTTCGCCTTGAATCACTGTGACTTTTCTGGTTTTTTTATCTCTGTGCCAGATTAGTTCTGACTCATCAACTTCACCAGAAAATTCTCTCATAATATAATCGTCTTCCACCACTTGCGTGTATGGTTTACCAATAGAAATTTCCACCGCCACTTAATCCTAATTGTTTTGCATAACGAGGTAGGTTACAACTCCAGTAACCTGCTTTTGTTTTATCCTTCTGTTGATCGCAGTTATGACGAGCCGCAAAAGATTTTCTTGCTTCTTTGTCATCCAACTTAACTTTCAAACCAGAAGTGTCACCAAACGTGACTTTCTTTACATTGCCAGTTGAGGGGTCTTTAACATACACATAATATTTCTTAGGCCCACCAACTTTCGGTTTGTTGAGTTCCACGTCCTTTTCTTCAAACATCATAGGACAGTCTAGTGGAACTGGTTGTCCTTGGTAATAGTCAAACTTACCAATATCACCTTCCAACAATTCTTTATCAAATCCTACTGGATTCAATACTCCCAAGTTATATGCATCACGCTTCTCTTGGAAGAATTCAAAATACTTTTCCGAACCAACACGATACTGGTTTGACTCAATCAAACTAGATGTTTCACACTGATTGCAACAATCTGGTGTTCCACAGTTTACATGTTCTGTAAACGAAAATACCTTCTGGCCTGGGGTCATTGATTGTGCCATCTCCCTTCTTGCATTTGTTCCTACTTCACGAGGGTCTTCATTTTCTTCAGATTTGCCTTTGTGTTGTTTCCACAAATCTGCATCGGCAGTTGTTCTTGTCTTACCTCCAGTAATGAATGAGTTCACTCTTGCGTGTCCCCACTGCTCTGGTGTGGTTCCTGGCCTATGCCCAGTTCTCCATGCCGCAACACCCCTTTTATAAACCTGTTTTAGAATAGAAACTGAAATACCAGATTTCTCTGCTTTCTTTGCAAGAGACTTATCTGCGTCCTCTTCTAACTTAGACTCTTTATACAAGTCTGGGAATTTCTTTTTCATCTTATTAGTATACTTTGATGGTTTAGTCTTTGCAGACTTATCGCCTGGCGCTGGTTTGTATGCCGAATCATCATCGTCATCTTTCTCTGCGCCTTTCTCAAAGTGTCTTGCACGAGCCTGTTTGGTTGACTTTGCCATATCGTCACCCTCGGCATCTTTTGCATAATACTTCGCTGGTTGAGTTCCTTCTCTATCTTTAATGTCTGGGTCTTGTGCTTCATACTTTGCAGAATATACTTTTGCAAGTTCTCTACCATCAATTCCTTTAAAGGTTCTTGCAATCTGTCCAGCATAATACTCAAGGCTATGTCTTGGTTTACCACCAGTTTCTTTCATCTTTCTATCAATAACAGTCTTTAATACTTCTGCGGCCTTTTCATACCCTTTCTTTTTGGTAGTCTTTGCCATCACATGTTTAATCAACTGTCCAGTAGTCATTTCCAAAAGTTCGTATAACCACTTCTTATACACAGTTCCGTCTGCCTCCATAAAGGTCACATAATTTGTTCCTCTACGAATAACTTTACCTGTAACACCAGTGTATGCGTCTGTAACTTCATCACCGATATTTAAGATTTCTTCACGAACATATAAATCTCTAAATACGTCTTCTTCTGTCAACACTTCTTCGTGTTTAACAAAAGACTCTCTAACACCCATATACTTACGAATGTCGTTAAATAATTTTTGTGCGTCCTTGAATCCTTTTGGTAATCCAAGTTTAAATGTTTCAAAATCATTTGCAGATGCAGCTGCTCTCATTTTAGATGCAGACATACCAGTGACACCCTCTGCGTCTGGGTCACGTTCACCTGCCGATACAACTTCAATACTCTCAAAGTCATAGATACCGTGTCTTGCTTGAACACCATTGTATTTGTCTAACAGACTCTTAAAATCTGGAACACGATCAGAACCCACAACCATAATAATAGACTTGTATCCTTTATTATGTAATGCAACTGCAATATCAATTGCTGTTCTTTCTTTTGCAGCCATGATGTTCTTAGCATGTTTTGGGAACATCTTTCTCATGTATGCAATTTTAAGAGACTGTGGTAAAGGGTCTTTTAGTTCATTCTGAGAATGTGATGGATACACGAAATAGTCTGCTCTGTTAGATTTCGCAACAGAGGCAACTTTCATAATAAGTTTTTCGTGTCCAGTAGTTGGTGGATTAAATCTACCAAAAGTAAATACTGCCACTTTCCCACGGGCTTCCATTATCTCTGAAAACTTTTTCATTTATCACTTCCCCCTGAGCGTGCTTGTTTCAATCGTTCCAACTCCGCCTTCTTTAATTTTACCATAAGTTTTTTTGCAATCTTTTGTATTGCTGCTTGTTTCTTTGATACAATTCTGTTGTCTAGTTCTAGCCTCTGTTGAATAGGAAGAGACATATATGCCGCCTTGTCCATTCCAGAATACTTTTGAATAATAATTTGTTTTGCAGTTTTTAATGCACGTTTCTTAATCTTATCATCGCCTGCAAGTTTCTTTTTAGTTCTTGCAATCTTTGCCTGAACGGCTGGATTCTTCATCATCTTACGCATACGAATTGCCATCTTGCGTCTTTGTGCAAGTCCAACTGCTTTACGTTCAGCAAGTTCAAACATCAATTCGTCAAACGTCTTCATCTATCCCACGCCTTGATTGCAGTGAAGTTATTAAAACTAAACTCCATTCTGTCTACTAGTTTGACTGCATTACCAGATACTCTATCAATTGCAACAAATCCCTCTGGGTTAGTTACTTTAAACCCATTAGAAGTTCTAATAAAGGTATCAGTCAATTGCTTAACACTATTTAGTTTCTTAACGATACCCATCTTTGCTTCTACAATATGGTTTTGGAATTCAATAATGTTACCAAGATTTACTATATGTTTCTTTAGTTCTCGCAACATCTCTTTCTTTTGAACTTCTAATTCTTCTTTTTTAGCAGGAGTTTTTAGTTTATCAATATTTTTATTGTAATTATCTTCAACCCACTTTAAGTAACCTTGTGCATGTTTTTTAGGATTTGAAATCTTTTCACCTTGTCTCACTTTACTGTTATTGTAAGTTTTGAGTGATGCACCAGC